ATGGCAAAATCAAAATTGCGCCTTGATACCCGGCGCAAACTCAAAGACGGCACATATCCCGTGCAAATCGCCGTGGGGTATGGTACAAACCTGTATCTCGCCACGGGCATTTTCCTGTCCGCTGATGAATGGGATAGCACTACCAGCCGGGCCACAGGCAAAAGCGCAAAGCGCATAAACTCGGTGTTAGATACGCTGCTTACCCGTGTGGCAAACCGCATCTTAGAACTGCGCGAAAATGGCCAGTGGGGTAATCTTACCGGGCCGCAACTGCGTGAAATGCTTACCGACTTGGATTTGGAAAGTCCTACTGTCGGTGTTCCTACCCTCGGCACGCTGTTTGAAACGGTCATCGCCACAAAGACCGGCGGCACTAAAACACTATTTGAACAAACACTAAAGAAACTGACTACCTACTGTAACCCCTACCAGATACAGTTTGGAAAGATAACGAAACTATGGATAGACGGCTTTTATAATTCCCTGCACGGTCTGTCGGTAAACAGCCGGGGTATGCACCTGCGCAACCTGCGCAATGTCATTAACTATGCGCTGGATGAAAACATAACGCAAAACTACCCGTTCCGAAACTACCGCATACCGTCCGAAGAAACGGCCATGCGCGTACTGCCGGTTGAGAAAATGCGCCAGCTGCTTAAACTCCAGTTGTCGGCATACGACACAGAATATAGGGATATGTTTATGCTGCTTTTCTACCTTATCGGCATTAACATGGTGGATTTAGCCACGCTTACCAAAGACAATATAGTGGACGGTAGGTTAGAGTACAGACGGGCGAAAACAGGTAAGTTCTACAGTATTAAGATTGAGCCGGAAATACAGGACTTGTTAGACCGCTACCGGGGCAAAAAACACCTGCTGGCACCGTTCGACACATACGACAATTACAAAGACTATATGGCACATCTTAATGCGGCACTGCGAAAGATAGGGCCGGTTAAAACGGTAGGCGGCAAACCGCAGTACACCAAAAACCACCTACCGATAATGTCACCCATTGAGCCTGCTATTACATCGTATTGGGCGCGGTACTCTTGGGCTACATACGCCGCAGACTTGGATATACCAAAGGACACTATCAGTGAGGCTTTGGGCCACGTTCACGGTTCAAAGATAACCGGGGTGTACATTAAGTTTAGCCGGGATAAGATAGACGCTGCAAACCGCAAAGTAATAGACTACGTTCTGCATGGTACAAAATGAAATAAACCGCGCCGGCCCTCGCGGGTTGGTGCGGTCTTGATTATGGAAAATCAGAATTTGCGTTTAAGGTACAGGAAAGGCCCCCACAGGATAGCCGCTATGCAGCATAGACGGCCCACCCATATAAAGCCCTTATCATACCACCTTAACTGCTTTTCGATATATACCGGCTTTTCCACCCTAACACTGTCAGTGCGTACCACCACCAGTGTATCTATGCGCCAACGCTCAACGCGCAAAGTATCGGTAAGCCTTTCCAGCTTGTATCTGGTTCGCTCTACATACTTGGTAACGGTATCGCCTTTTTCATAAATATAGATACTGTCACGCTGGTATATGCTATCACGTTGCAGCATTACCCTAAACAGGCTATCCAGTCTGTGTGAAGCATTGTATGTGCTATCCTGCTGCATTTGGTAAGTCGCTTTTCTTGCCGTGGCGCATCCTGCCAACAGCAGGACGCAAACCAGCCATGCTAAATGTTTCATAGGCTACAGTTCTGTTTGCACGTTAAAGCACGGACACGCTTTGTTTGCATACTCATTATGCCCATGTACGGTTATGCCCGGATATTCTTGTTTGAGCTGCGCAACCAAAGTACGCAGCGCGGCTTTCTGCTGGGGTGTCCGGGTGTCTTTGGCTTGCTTATTGTCGGCGGTCATGCCACCGATATAGCACACGCCGATACTGTTAGCGTTCTGCCCCTTGCAGTGCGCACCGATTTTGGCGACATCGCGCCCCTTGTGTACGCTGCCATCCCGGTATATCACATAGTGGTAGCCTATGCAGTCAAAACCACGGTCACGGTGCCAGCGGTCTATGTCCTCTACTGTGTAGTCTTTCCCCTCCGGGGTTGCGCTACAATGTATTATCACCTTGTTTATCTTTCTCATTTTCGTTACTGTTTATAGGTTCGTCACTTGGTTTACGTTTCATATCCTCCTCGGTCAGTATTGCATCCGGGTGGTCTTTGGCATATTCGCCGCGCAGCAGCTTGCGTAATCGGCATTTGTCGTTAGGGTTCAGCCGTTGCAGGCATTTATCGTCCGGCTGCAAACAAACGTGCTTTTCGGCTTCTTTTAGTGCCAGTTCCAGTTCGCCTTTTTCCTGCATCAGCTTTAGGCGGTCATTTTTCAAAGTGTCTATTTCCGTGTACAGTTTCGCCACCTGTTTTTTAAGTTCGTCCACTTCGCACTGCACACGCTTGTAATCCTCTATCAGTGCCTCCCGTTCCACCTTGAAAGCGTTTGCATCTGCTATCCGGGCATTAGTTTTGCGGTTCAGTAGGTATTTAATCGCCTCCCATCCACCCAGCGCAGTTACCAGTGCCACCACTGTAGTTATAATCTCTTTCATTCGTCATGCTTGTATAGCGTTAATATAATCTGGTTATCTTGCTGCTCTGCAATTACCAGCCAGTGTTTGGCAAGCGCTTGCACTAATTCTGTGTCTAACCCGGATAGGTGCAGCACGGCTTCCGGCTTTCTTTTGTCAATAGTCGCCATCTCTTATGCGTTGTAGGGTTATCGTTCTTTTCTTGTATTTCTTCTTAATCACCGCCGTATCGAAGTGGCCACGGATATAAACCCACTTAAACGCCTGCGGCTCTATCATCTTTAGTATCTTTCGCCGCTTGCCGTATTCGTTGGCGTGCCGCATGAAGCCCAGATAACTATTTATGCTGCTAACCGCGTGTTCCACTTCCTCTATGGTGCCGGCCCGGTTGAGCCTGCGCACTGCCATAACAAAGTTTTTCAGCGTGCGGTTGCAGACATATATACGCTGTTTCTTTACTATGTTCCCGGTAAACTCTACGCCTTTCGTGTAGTGCTGGATATAGAATTTGTGAGGGTGCAGGGTCAGACCGTATTTAGCCAGCAGTCGCCTAATCTTCGGCACAGCTGCTAATATCTTCTGTTTATCCACATCCACTATGTAGAAATCATCTACATACCTGCCGACATAGACAAAGCCTAAATCATTCAGCAGATACCAGTCCAGAATGTTAAGCAGGAAATTTGCGAAGTGCTGCGCAAACAAATTGCCTATGGCTACGCCCAGCCCATCGCCATTTGTAAACAGCGATTTGTTAGGCGGCAGATAGTTCCAGTAGTGCAGTGGGCTGTGCCGTTCGCAGTGCTTTTCCGGGCTGTGCAGGATAACCACACGGCACAGATAACGCACATCCTCCACGTCATCGCCTTTGTAGTATTCGGCCACAAATGCGTCTATCATGTCGGCTAACATCGCTTTGTTTATCGACATGAAAAAGCCCTGCAAATCCAGTTTGGCTACATAGCAGTCACGGGTGTAGTTCCGGCTGCACTCTTTTACGTCGTTATAAAGCATGGTAACGCCGTACAGCTGCCCTTTACCTTTCCGGCAGTTGAACGTGCGCGGACTAAACACCTGTTCAAAAAGCGGCTCTAACCGTAGGGCTATCCAGTGGTGTACTATCCTGTCCTCAAAAGTGGCCGCAAATACTTCTCGGTATCGCGGGCGCGTTACGACAAAGCAGATAGACTTACCCGGCTGGTAGGTACGGTTATTGATACGGTCGCGAAGTGCTATTAACTTGCTACCGTAGTCTATTTCGTACATTATGGCACTGGCTGTTCTCCGCTTGCTTTTGCGGCAGTCAAAATATGCCTCTAACATTCCGTCCGTTGTAACCATATTCTCTTTATCTACTTAGTGTGTTGGTATATCCGTAAAGGTGCTGAAACGGGCCTAACCCTATTCTGGTTCGTGGCCTTAGTGTTGTTGTTCGCGTTGCCATTGTTGAGGTTCAAATTCCACGCATTGGTCGTGCTGTACTCGCAACTCCGTGCTGCACTTGCTTGGTCTTAACTATAAAAGATAGTGCGCAGCCCATTTTTACAGATAACTTGCACGCTCGGTTAGTCGTAACTTTCCAAATCTGGCATTTACTCGCTATCCATGCTGCTGATAACCTTTAATAGTGAGTTCTTCCACGCAGTAGATTGTTTGCCTATCGCGTCCGTCAACTCGATAATATTTGCGTGCCTGCTTCTGCCTAATATCCATTTCCTTTCACCTGCAATGCGCAGCAAAGTTTTCAATACTTCAAACTCGGACTGGAAATTTACTAAATGCTGTATGCGCACTTGCTTGTCGCGGTTGATGTACGCAGCCGATATTTCGCTGATTAAGTCCACACCTATATCGTGCATCTTGTTACCTATGCTGAATTTATAGGCACGCGGAAAGCTCGGCGTAATATCCAGTATTTCATCTAACAGCTTACGGCAGTCTAAATATATCTGCGTGTTAGATACCAGTTTCGATTTGTTCATATCTCAATTTTCTTGCGCTTTGCAGATAAAAGGAAATTTCTTTGTCTTGTGCGGCTACCGCCGCACTTTTAAGGTTAAAGTTTAACTACTAACTATTGTAAAAATGCTGAAACGGGCCTAACCCTACCCTGGTACGCGGCCTTAGCGGTGCTGGCCGCGTAGCCATTGCCGAGGCCCAAACGCCACGCATAGGCCGTGCTGTACTCGGTACTACTCCAGTATGCGGTTTCTGCCAACTGCGTAGCGCCGTTAATCAGCGATAGTGCATAATTGATTTTGCGCATATTCGCATAAATCATCATCAACTCACCCAAAGACGGCAGCCACCAACGCCCGGCGGTCAGTCCTTTGCCGTTTGCATTTGCCCTGCTGTAGGCGTGGCAAAAGCCCGGCGCATAGCTTGTCGTGTTGCACTCGCTGTGCTTCACCTGCTCGGCTGTACTTGTTTTTCCTGCCCAGTCATCCAATGCGGTTAATCGGTCAGTCGTGGTTTTGCCGCCTGCGCTTACCGCCGCGCTACTCCACGTTAGCGTAGCTTCCGTGGGTGCTACTACCAGCATTTTGCCGCCCTCTACGACTAACACGCCCTCGGCTATTTCGCCGCTACTCTGATAGCTTGCCCACTTGTGCGGTTTTACCGCCAGCGGATAGTCATCACTGTTACGGTGGAACATGATAAATACGCCGTCATTCATGGCGTTTAAGTCCATGCCTGCCAATAACGCCGATTTGAGGTTCGCCAGTGATACCCTTGTTACATTGCCATTACCATCAGTCAACGGTATATACTGGTCTGTGTTCACGGTTGACACGGCAGATACTGCCGCCAAAGTTTTTGTTTTTTTTGTTGCCATAATCTTTTATCTTTAAGTTGCTTACTCTCCTGTAAATATGCCCTCTATCGCATACCAATTGCCGTTAATGCTTTTGAATTTACACATAGCATTTGGACACATATACGCGGTTGTTCCTTTGTAGTTTTTGTATTCCGCATCTTGGCTTTCAACGGTAACAGATTTTATCGAACTGCCATACGTGGCCACTTGAAAGGCATTTGCTTTTATATACAGATTATCACTGCTTTGCGCCTGTATAAATGTCATCTTATCGACATTCCATTTTGTTACTTTTGTGAACACCTGTATTTCCAAACCGTCATAATCAGCTGCTTTCGGCAGCACGATAAATCTTGTATTTGTAGGCTCGTTTATAAAATAACAATTATAGGGCGCATTCACTGGGTCTATCGTGTACGTCCTACTTGACGCAGATGTTACGGATAGTGTCGGGCCGTAAAACAAGTTAGCCGTAATAACGCCGCCTACCTTTACATTTTTGAATGTACCAGTATTGCAAATCACATTGCCGTTTTTGGCTTGGAAAATTACATTTCCGTTGCTGTCTTTCATGTCGATAACTTCCACGCCCAGATTTTTAACAAGCGCATAAGTTGTCAACAGGATTTTTGTTGCAACCAATTCTATTTTATCGCCTAATTGCCAATACTTGTTAGTTACATCAGCCGCACTTCCCGGATAGTTTGACGCTGTTTTTGCATGGCTTTTGACACAGCTGTAATAGTTATTGTTATAAAGTACAACATCTTTCCAGCTCTCATCTTCTCCGCCTGCTTGGAAAACATAGCCCACAGAACAATCTGCCCACGCTTGCGGCCCGCGAAGCACTGCGCCTTGCTCTCCCTTATCCCCTTTACTACCGTCCTCTACCGTTTTAATAACAATAGTGCGTGTATGGTTTATGCCTTTATATGTTATGGTAAATGAAAGCTGGATGTTTGCACTCGTATCAGCGTCAAAAACTAAAAAATGATAAAAATAATATCCGCTGGCCGTCCAATTCCATTTTACACCGTCCGGCAAAGTCTCAAGAAATTTTGTGCACAGAAAGCCATCCGTGCTACCATCCTTGTATGGTATTTTTTCGTTCCCATCCGTCACAGAGACGGCAATGATGTATACCGCGCCGCTTGCTGCTGTTTTCTTATGCAAAATTACTGACGGATTAACAGCAATGTCAAGCGCATTCGCGCCGGGGTCTCCTTTATCCCCTTTGCGAATGTACTTAACCACCTGTGTTTTAGTCGTACCCATATTCTAATCTACGCTTGTGATAGTTACCGACACATCGCCACCGGCTTGCTGACAGTGCGCTCGTGTCACTGTTTGGCTTGCTTTAGGCGTATCCCTGTCCGTATTGAGGTAAACGCCTGCTGCGTCTTTCAGCACGAAATAAAACTGCGTGTCTAAAGCCTTAGTGGACGTGCCACGTTTGACTACCACCGGCGTATAGGTCACTTCCCCATTGCCTGTAGTATCTTCGGTTATCGCCTCATCTTCCGGGTCGGGATGTGGGTCTATGTCGTAGGGGTCGCTTGCGTCCATCACGCCTTGAATGTCCGTGCCTATCTCGGCACCAGACCTATAGACGTGTACGCGAAATTCGCCGTAGGTGTTAATGTCATTGCCCGAAACGGTCAGTGTCTGGCTGGTCTTGCCACCTAATTCTTCCCAACCGGTTGCGCCCATTTTCTCCCATTTATAGGATAAATCCTTTGTCAGCGCATTACCGCTCTGGTAAGCCATTGCTTTAAGAATACAACTGCCGCCCTTTTCTGTTATAACGAAATTCTTTGTGTCGCCTGCCGCGATAGTGACATGGTAACTGTTGCCAGTTGCTTGCTGTATCGGTATGGTATATGTGGCCTGTATCTGGTCGCTCTGGGTGCCATAGCTGACTGTAGCAACCATTTTTATAACAGCCGGGGCATAACCTGCCAGCTCCGCAATGTTTTTAAGGATTTGCAGACCGTAATACATCTGGTCGCCGGTCGGTGCTACCGTCTTGAAAAAGCCTGCGAAAGTGCCTGTGGAGACACCGCCGCTGAAACTAATCTTTTGGTCATTGAAATAATACTCCATCGCGTCCGGGTCTGCCACGCCCTCTGCTACACGGCTGCTGGTGCAGACAAAATACAGTATTGGTTTCAGCGTTTCAAAATCCGGGTACACGGCGGTAACATCATTAGTCGTGCCCTCATATTCTTGGTACAGGTCGCCGCTGGGCGACATGATAACAGCCGTATAGGTTCCGGCCTTGCTGATAAACTTAATAGTTCTACTGGTGCTCGCTGTACTCATTGTTAAGCCTCCGTCTTTTCATTAGTGGTTGTTTCGGTCTTGGCTGCTTCCGTGCTGTCCGTATTAGGGGTTTCCATTTCTGGCTGTTTCGGCGTTTCATCCTCCGCATCGTCCGGCCCTTGCGTTTCGGCCTCGGTTTCTCCGTCCGTAGGATTTTCGCCGTTTTCGGCTTCATCACCCGGTGTCGGAATTTCCCTTTCGTCCTCCGCGCCGGTATCTTCTGCCGGTTCCTGCACATCCTCTGCAAACCGTGGGTCAGTGGCGATAGGCAATTTTCTTAATACCGTACCGTCCTGTTCCTCTCTCGCTTCGTGTGCCTGTAAGGATAGGCCCCCGATTTGCGCTAATATACTCGGCATTTCGGTTAGCCTGCCAAATGCAAGCATATCAGCCTGCCACAGCAGATAGTTACCATCCGCAACTTGGTTGCGGTCATTCTCTAATCTTAGGTGTCTTGCCACCTTTGGATTTACTTTAATGTAGCGTGCCATATAATCAAACTTTTAGTGAATAACCATTACTGCGCCGTCAGCGTCACATATCACCGCGCCGTCGGCATTGTCTATAAACGCGCCGACATATCCCCGGTCTTTAACGTCCAGACCGATAACAGCCCCATAGTTTTCATCCATTTTAGCTGTGGGGATTATCGGGCTTATGCCATGTGCTACCAGCGAATAACTTAGGCTACCGCTTGCCTTGTTCGTAGCAATATACCACAGCGGCAGTAGCTCTTTTTCCGCATCCTCTATCTCTCCGTTAGTGGTTCGGATAATGGCTGTGGGTGCTATGCTTAGTATGCCTGCCGGGATGTTGTAAGGTACGCCCGTCATTTCATACTCATATTTCGGTATGCGCCTAACGAAACTGATAACCGCCTGCGGGCTTGCATCGGTCAAAGCTACGCTGCCGGGGGCACCATCTGCGCTGTACTTAACCCTACACCGCAAATACATTTCAGCACCCATCAGACGTTTATCTACCGTCACCGTGTTGTCATCATTAACGGTAATGTCATAGTCCATCACCGTGTCTGTTTCGGCTTCATGCCAGCTACCATCCTCGCCCTGCACTTCCCACACCAGCGCGTATTTGCTACTGGGGCATACTTGGTCGCCCAGCCAAACGGTAGCCGTCACGGTCTGCGTCCGTCCGTCCGTCAAAGGATTAAACACGGTCTGGTCTGCCGCGTCCAGTTCTACCCTTATTTGGTCGGATGCACTGCTACAGCTGATTAAGTAGCTGCCTTGTATAATCAATACTTGCCCATTCCGATTGTCCACATACTCGGCATAGAACACCAGCGTAATAGGTACTTTCGGCTCGGCGTTCTTCTTTACTCTGATACGCCCTGCATCGCCCCCACTGGTGGTTATCTCATAACTGGCATTATTCGCGTCTATCAGCTTTTGCGTGCCGTCTATGTTCTCATACCAGCGTATGTTTGTCAGTGCATGGTTAATGCGTCCTGCCGCTAACACTTCGTCTTTATCCAGTATAGATACAACCGGCTGGATAATTAGCGGTGTCAGTGTATAGTCCGGCGTATATTCCTGCGTATCTGTGCTATAGTTCTGCTTGTCCGGCACGCTGCCTACGACTGCAAACGATATTTGTAGCTGTAGCGGCTTCCAGTTAAAATCAAATCTTCTTGTTTTCATGCCATCCGCAGTTAAATAAGTCCTAAAATAATACCTACGCAATCTGCCAGCAGGTCGCGTTTGTCAAACGTGCCTTTTTTCAGTCGCTTATCCCAGATATATTCTTTGCCCAAACCGATAGCAGCAGTAATCAAAACTGCCGCCCATAAAGGCAAAAAGTTGCTTAACAGCTGCATAATCACCATGCAGCAGATAATGTGCAGCAAACCGTCTGCTCCGAAATAGTCTATAATCTTTTTCATATCGCATACCTTTCTACTAATACTCGAAAACTGCACTTTGGGTACCAGCTTCATTACCCATACCATCACGCAGCGTAACTGTCGCTATGAATTTCAATGTTTTAGGGATATACCCGTTAAAATCACAGTCGGCCACTGTCAAGTCTATAGACTTGCCCTCGTTGGCGCGCTTCAAAGCCCATGCCGTATCGGACGCCACACGCTCGTTTCCGTTTGCATCCTCGCTGTAGCGCGTCCACTGCACATCCGCATCCAGTATGTCATCCGTTATGTCAATGTTATACAGCTTGGCTATGATAGTTAGTGTCAAAGCAAACCTGTCGGGGTCAAATATGTAGTCCGTATCGGCAAACTCTACGGTAAACTCCGGGTTGCCCTCTATCATCGCCCAGTCGGTATTATTCCATGCCGGGGCCGTCTTTGTGCCGGTCTTGGCGCATCGGTACTTGCACCCCATATACCACACATCCGAAATCTCGTACTGCCCCGTGGTAGGGTTCAACGCCTTGCAGTAATAATCCGCATCCGCGCTCCACTGCCCACGGTCTACAATCTCACATACCGGCTGGCCTTGATAGTCTATGCGTATAATGTCCTGCACTATCAGCCCACGCGCATATACATAGTCCTGCCCCTCTATAATAGGCAAGTCCATCGCTAACAGGAACTCCGGCAATGTGCCGAAAGTAGCACCGTAGTTTGCTGTGTCTATGATAGGTTTTGTTACCCCAGTAAGCCGCACTATGCGCCCCTCGGTACTGGATAGGTATATGCAGCTCTGCCGTTTCGTGTCGGTCTGGTTTCCCCACCGGGCTATCTTCATCATTTCGCATGGTGGATAATTCGTTCCTGGCGGTACTTCGCTATCCGGGTATAATGTCACCTCGATATAGTTGTTAGCAGTATTCACACTGTTTACACGCATCCAACTGGTGTAATATACGCCACTGCCGGTAGCCAGCGTGTTAATGATACCTTTCAGCACATTATTAGGGTACTGCGCGGTAAAATAGCCATCCCATTTGCTGCGCAGATGCAAACCGTAGCAGTTATCGCCCAAATCGTCCACGCTCTCTATGGTATCGGCTTCCGTCAGTATCTGGTCGCCGTCTATGGCTGGTAGGCGATTTATTATCAGCTCCATGCACTCAAAGTAGCTGCGCACCCGGACGCTCTCAAATTCGGCGTTCCCTAATTCGTCTATGCCTGCGCCCTTTCCTGCGTACAGGGACTTAATAAACTCGCCAAACTGCGCACCGCCTTTGAATAAGGACAACCCCAGCACGGTAAGCATTTTTTCAAAGGTCAAATTACCTTTGGCTACATCGTCTGCCAGTCGGGATAAAAACTGCTGCCTAACCGGGCTGTCCTCGGTTAAGTCATAGGCCATGTCCGCAAAACCGGCTTTTACTTTCTCGGTTGTCCGCTCGATAATGTCGTTACCCTCATCGTCTTGCGTCTCTTTGTTCTGCGTCAAATACAGATAGCCATTTGCATCAGTTGTAATCTGGTCTAAGTCATTTTTATTTGCGTGTGTGTGGTCTGTCGCGCTTATAACATTGCCACTTCCGCCAACACTTACCACGGTGCTGCCTCCACCGCTGCTTTCGCCTCCCAACTCTCGCAGACGTTCACTGCGCGGACGTGCGCCGCGCTTATATGTTTTTAGTTTATATTCATATACTGCCATAGCCTCTAATCATTACGGGTATATTCATCTGGTCTTAGTTCTATAAATGTAGTGTCGCTGGTGTCCTTAATCACATCCTGCACATCTTCCACAAGTATAAACTTTTTGTCACCTTGATTATCTTCTTTGTATGTTGCTATAGGGTCGTGCGTTATCTGTGCTTCGCCGCTTAATGTCGTGCGGCGTTGCCCAAACTGACTATATAACGTGCCTATTAACAAATCTTCTACCTGCGTAGTCCGCCCGGCTCGTGTCAGCTCTTTAATCTGCTTCCCGGTAGAAACATCAAAATACGCGCCTCTTGCAGTCGGCACACCCTCTGCGCTCGTACCGCAAATAGTGTCTATCTCTATAGCCTCCTTAGCCGCACTATTTATTTCCGCATTATATTCTACATCATCGGTACTTATAGTTTGGTCAAACTGCGTGTTATTCATAATCTCTATTTCTGGGATTTTCATCAAAACCCAGCTTACCTTGTTCCATAATCCCTTTAGGCCATTCTCGCTACGTTCCAGTTCCGTACCCTCGTTCACTATATACCAACCGGGGCCGCGCACTTCTACCCATAACTTGCCGCCGCGCCCTCCGTAGTTTGGATATGGTATGTACTGCCCGGCTTCGGCATTTTCCAGCACGGATATTAGCTGGCTTTTATGCGGATTTATAGCCGGTCTGTTCTTTTTCCATCCTAATACGCCGCTGGTGTCTACGTGGTCTTTTGCATCATAGTAGCACAGATAGCCCCAATCGTTAGGGCTATTGTCATTTGTATATGCTACCCAACTTCCATACGTTCCGTTAAGTGTTGTTACAGGGCTGCTTATACTCCGTTTTACTATGCTTCTGTTTGTCCATACATATATCGTATCACTTCCATCCGGCTGAAACTTAATTGTAACAGGCACGTATATAAAATTCCCATAGGTATTAAACAGGTCGTACCAGTCTTTTTGCTCTACACCTTTCATCAGATTTGCTGCGGTTTCAAACGGGTTAAACCGTGGGTCTAACAGCAAATCTATGGCGATACGCACTATTAGTTCTTTAGACGCAGCTACCGGTGGCAACCATACTTTGCTTGATTTGAATAAGGCCGGGCCTATGGCGTCAATAGACGTACCGGGAATGTTACTGCTACCATTGCCCCGGCTACCATAAAAAGCACTCCAGCCACTGCCCCAGCTCCGCTTTATACCTTGTACAGACTTCCAATAAATAGCAATACCCTCACTTTCTGTTCCGTCATACTGCGGCACGATTTTGAAAAAGCGCACGTTTTCGCCTAATTCTGCACCGTTTCCCTCGGTAGCCGTCTAAATGGTAAATCCACAGTCCGTAGCGTCTATCCAGTCCTCTAACACAGTGCTGTAATGGTACGAAAAATAATTTGCACCGTTCTTGCTTCCACCTGCCAGATTATTAAGTGCCATTAGTGACGCCTCAGTTTCTATGCTCTCTGGCCAGCATTTATCTGGCAAAAGGTTTCCGCTTTGTGCGTAGGTACTCCACGTTATCTTTGCGTTGTTATAGACCTTATCCACGCCCATAGTCTGACTGTCACCGTCCCAGACAATTTGCTTTACAGACGCTTTGTTATATAAGCCGTTGAGGTCATAGATATATATCTTTCCGCACCGTTGTATCATCCGTAGTGCCAATGGCTGTAAAATGCCCTCGATAACTTCTGCCAATGTTGAGGCTTCGCCGTCCTCATCATAAAAATTATCACTGCGCACCTGCAAAGATTTTAGGCTTAATGCACCGCTGGACGCTGTTAGCTGCGTACTAATAAGGCTGTCATCTATGCCACCACAGTTTATACCACAGCGTCCGGCACAGTAATTAACAATCTCATAAAGTGTTCGCATATCGGCCAAATCATACTTTAGCCTATCCAACACGCCAAAGTCGCTAAAAGTCAAACTGACTTCATAGCCATTTAGCATTTCGTATGGTTCTTCGTAAAATTCGGTGTCTATGCAGCCACTCCAGTATAGCGCATTGTTACGGTACACGTCCAGCCTTACGCGCCCCACTTCTATGCTGTACAAATCTTCATAGGTTCGGTCGCCCGGACTGATTATTTTAAGCGTGGCTACACTGCTACATATTACTTCCTCTTTGCTCTTGTTGCCCCATTCTATAACCAGTGGCTCGTCAGCAGGAAAAGCCAGACTGCCTATAACTTCAAAATCTGCGTCTGCTTCCTGCAAAATTTCAACGCGCCAAACAACCCCGGCCACGCTGACAAATTCACCCATATATCGTAAATGCTTCATGTCAGTTACGCTTAATAATTTCGTTTTCCTTGTTCAGAATACCTACCAGTGTGCGGCCCTTAATCTCAAACTCAACCCTGCCAAAATCAACCGCCGCCGGTTCTTTCAGCATACCGCGCAACTTATCCAGCGGCGCAATCACTTCCGGGTTTCCGCTCGCCCCTGCATACTCGCCAACCATCGCCAACGTAGGGCCGGACGCTATACCACCCTCGGCCAACATAGGAACACCAGCCGCAGCAACCACGGCCAGCATGGATGCAACAAAGCCAGCACCTATGCCGAAGCCTGCAAACGGTATAGAAGCGTGAGCGGCCATATATTTTGCTGCCGCTAATTCTTTCCAGCTCGCAGCCTCTAATTTGTTTGCTACTATAACTGTCGCAGATGAAGTTGCATCAGTAGCCGCAGCCGTTGCGCGTGCTGTGGACGCTGTGGTTTCTGCCACAGCCTCTACACCTTTCGTAGCTGCGTGTGAAGCACTGGCACCTGTCAATAGCCCAATAATACCAACTACTGTTTGTATGCCATTGTACAGCCCTATAAAGCCATCCACAATGCCTGTTACCAGTTGCCATGCGTTTCCGTTTCCTTTCAGCGCATCCGTTATGCCCTCTATGCTGCTGCCGATACTCTTAATACCACCCCAGCCTTTTTCCAAAGCCTTGCCCGTACTAACAGCTGTTTTTTCGGCCTCTTTTCCGGCATTTCTAATCGCATCGGCTTTTTCGTTCCATGCCTCTATTTGCCGGTTAATCAGTGCGGCTTCGTCTATAGTGGCTGTCTGTAGTTGGTCGTTAAGTATCTGGATATTATCGCCTATCTCTTCCAGCGTGTTTGCATCCTCTTTCCACAGTGGGGTATTATCCACTGCCTTGCCTGCGTTTTTAATCGCCTCTGCTTTTTTGTTCCATGACTCTATCTGCTGGTTAAGCATAGCGGCCTCATCGACATTAGCGTTTTGCAGCTTGTCGTTAAGTATCTGGATATTATCGGTTATCTCCTTTAACGTCTTTGCATCTTCCGTCCACAGTGGGGTATTATCTTCCGTGGCTTTTCCGGCGTTCCTAATGGCTTCGGCTTTCTTTTCCCAGCCCTCTATCTGCTGGTTAATCAGTACGGCTTCATCAGCAGACGCACTTTGCAGCTTGTCGTTAAGTATCTGGATATTATCGGTTATCTCCTTTAACGTCTTTGCATCTTCCGTCCACAGCGGCTTATTATCAGTTGTGCCCTTGCTTTTCTTACCAGTCGGGGTGTAATTATACCTGCCCGTGTCCGTCTTGCCGCCGCTTAAATCTATTTTAGGTGCTGCGGTCTTAGGACGCGACACATCTACTGCCACCTCCACTTTCTTACCACCTAAACCCAAAATGTTTTTAAGCCATTCCCACGCCTCCTTACACTTTTCTACCAGCCACTCGAAAGCCTTTGCCAAACCGTTCATAATGGCATTTGCCAACGGCTTAATGCCCTCCCAGACCTTATCAACGATTTTTCTAAAGCCCTCGCAGTTATTGTACGCCTGTATCAATGCCGTTACCAGTAAGCCGATAGCGGTAATGATTAAGCCGATAGGGTTAGCCGTCAGCACCAGATTAAGCACCTTTTGTACGGCAGTCCATGTGGTAGTAGCGATAGTTACCATTTTCTGCGCAGCAGCCACGGCCACTATGCGTGTCTTTAATATGGCCTGCTGTATATTCATAGCCTTAACAGTCTTAATCAGACTGCCTATGCCCATAGCCGCCATGCCTATTTGTGCCGTCAAATCCACATAGGGCCTTACATCCGTGTAGATAGCCGACAAATCTATAAGGCTGGTTAGTCCGTTCTTTATGTTTTCCTGCGCCTGTATTTGCCGCTCCTGCTGCTCTGCCGTTCCCTGCGTGGCCGCTTTCACTGCGTCCATGTTCAGCTGTATATTTGCCAGCGTCTTTATGTACTCCAGTCCTGCATCTTCGCCCGGCCCACCGAAAATGTCAGCTATGGCAGTGCCTACGGCTGCGCTGCTTGCCGGTAGCTCGTTCAGCTTGGCTGCAACCATCTGCATAACGTCAAACGTGGTTATGCTCCCGGCTTGCAAGTCCGCCTGCACCTGCTCTGCGGATATGCCTATGTTATTCAACGCATCGGCAGTGGCTGTAGTCATTTCGCGTATGCGCAAATTACCCTCCTTGATAACGTCCACGCCCTTGTCGGAAAATATGCCCTGCTGTGCAGCGTTGGTCGTAAGGCCTACAAAATCCTCCGCTGATAGCCCGGCTTCCTTGAAATAGCGCGGATATTCTTTCAGTGTGTCCAGAAATTCGCCGTTTGCGTTTGCTCCACTAACAAACCCATCCTGCACTAACTTCATCGCATCGTCTATGCTAATGCCAAACGCTTTGGATAGGTTGTTTGCGGACTGTAGCACCTCGTTAAAGTCTGCGCCAAAATGTTCTGCCACCGCCTGCACGTTGTTGCGCAGTTTCAGCATTTCATCGCCTGTTTTCCCTGTCAGCTGGGTTATCATTATGTTTGCTGACTGCAAACTTTTCATGCTGTCAGAAAATTGCGAAAATGCGGACGATACGTTACCGATAGTGTCGGTAATCGCACTAATCGCCTGTATGCCTTGGCTCCAGTTTATCAGCGACTTTTTAAGGTTGTCTGACTGCGTTATGGTGGACTGTATTACTTTTTTCAGCCCGTCCGCATCGGCCGTCAGTTCCTTAAATTCCTTGCTATCGCCGTCTATCTTGAATGTTATGCTAATTGTGCTTTTGCCTGCCATAGCTGCTATATTGTTTGGTCTCCTAATTTCTTCACTAATTCGGCCATGCGCTTACGCTGCTGTTCCGGCGTAATCTTAGGCACTTTCTTTGCCGCCTTTTTCTTGGCCTTGTCCCACGGAAACGGTAGCAATCTTTCCGGCGTAACTTTATGCCGCTTGTCTAAATGCGGCTGTATAACTATGGTAGCCAGTAGGCGCATCCGTTGCCAGTTGTCCTTAAAATCAGTATCGCGCTGTTCTGCATAGGCTTTATAGACTGCCGCAAATTCTTCAAAGTCCAATTTGCAGAAATCGTCATAACTTAGCCGTATGCAGCCCAGCGCGATACCTAATAAATCAAATATGCCGTAGGGCTTCAGCTTTTTTTTTCTAACCCATCTGCATTTTCTCCATTTGTACCGTTGTTCTGCTGCATCTGGTTCGCCCACGCCGCCATATCTTCGGGGTCTAACGCATCGGCAAACTCCATAAGCGACATTTTGAAATCCACGCCGTCCGCAGCCGAAGCGGACGCGACACAGCAGTACAGGTATGTACATAAGTCGGCTAAACCGCTGTTGGTAATCTCCGTTACCTCCTTGCCGGTTTCTTTCTTGAAACGCAGCATAGCCCCCATAGTTGGCCTACAGGGGTATGCCTTTCCGTTAATAGTAACCTCAACTTTCGCCATACTCTTAGCCTTCTGCGTTTACGGTATTTTCAGTAATAGCACTTTCATTAAGTGTGGTAGGCTCACCGTCATTTTCCAGACTGATACTATAGGTGCTGTCATCCTGCGCCGGGTCTGTACGCTCCAGCGAAGTAATAACGCAGCCACCCTCCAAATAGGGTTCATCGCTGTTATCACGTTCCATGCACTTAACCGTTACCGGCTTGCCTGCTTTCCACAGCGCAAACAGGGTCTTAAACCCACATTCCGTTTCGTCATAGAATACCAGACCCTCGGCACTGATAGAGTACGACAAACCTACTACGCCTTTCTTCTTCCACAGTCCGCTGCTTAGGGGCGCGGACGCTACAGGCTTAACCGCACGCTCTTTGGTTTCGCTGTTGAATGTGGTAGTGTGCGTAGTGCAACTTCCAACGGCTTTGCCGTTTACATACAGCAGCATATCGCTACCGTTACAATATCCGCTTTTTGCCATATTCTTTATATCTTAACATTAAACACTAATTGCTGTACATAGGCATCGTCCTGCCATGCTTCCTCGCTGTCTGCCAGATAGCAGCTGCGCATAACCAAACCGTCTTTCTCGCCCTGCGCTCCATCCAGCGCATCGCGCACGGCTTCCGCCAGTTCCACGCCCTCCGTATAGTGCTGCGTATAGCAAAGTATCTCAATGCCCACCGTGTCAGCACCGCGCCTGCCTTTTGCCGGTTCCTGCTCCAGTTGTGTACGCCTGTACACTATGTATGGCAGTTCCGCGCTATCTTCCACCACTGGAAAGACTTTTTTTGCACGTGCGGCCACTTCTGCGTTATTAACCAGTATATCCCGGATAATTTCACCGGCACTTAAACTTGACTTACTTACACCCATATTTTTGCGCTATCTTTAAGACATTATCAGTTACCATATCGTGAATGTCGGCAGTAACAGTATCTCTTACGTCATTCAGCGTTTGTGTCATAAAACCGTAACGCCTCATGCGTCCCGTCCTGTGTGCAGACCTGCGCCGTGCGGCACGTTTGCCGCCGTTTCCTTTGGTCTTTCGCTCCTGCGTTCCCTCTTCAACCCAGATTAACACCGGCTTTTTGAGGCCTTGGCGGTTCGTGTGAAATCCTGCTTCGCCCTTGCCATTCTTCCCGGCTTTCTTTGTGCCTACCGTAACCCGAAATCCGGCTTTGCGCTTGAATACTATCGCACGCACGCCCTTTTCCAAATCCTTGTTAGAACGGACGCTGTTACGCAGATTGTTTATCGCCGTCTTTCGTACTTTGTTGGCTTCCCTGCGAAAGCCGCCCTTTATCGCTTGTAATCTGCGTTTTGGCTCCAGTTCAGCAAATAACTGCTGCAAATTCCTATCATCGTAGGCTACACTTCGTGCCATAATGGTAACTATTCGTTTACTCGTTCACATAACAGGGTTTTATAGCCCTTTTCCAAATTCGGCACTATGTTCGTCACGGTATAAAGATAACCGCCCAGCTGCTGCACCCTCCAGTTTTCCTGTACCGGGTGCGCATCCCGTATGTTAAATTCTACGGTGTAGTCTGGAAAATGCTCCCCGACTTCCTCGCTTCGGCTACCTGTAGCCCTAACCCTTTCAGCCCACACGGTGCGCGTCTTGGTATATTCTACCTTTTCAGCCCCCATGCGGTCTGTGGTGCGTTTTGGCTCCAGTAACTCCAGCTTATATTTCAGTGCGCCTGCTCTCATTCCGTAACTTCATCTACCAGTTTGCGATACGGTTTAATTAAGGCTTGCAGTGTATATGGCACTTCCGCCATCTGCACGCCGCTAACGGCTTCGCGCTGGTTGTACCAGTGTCCGGCAATCAATAAAACTGCCTGCTGTAACGTAGCCGGTAAATGCTCACCGTCCCCCATTTCCAGCAATTCATCTGCGCTGCGGTTGGTAGCGGTCGTTACATATTCTTCCGCTGCCTCCAGCAACTGCGCCAAATACTGGTCATCATCGCTAAAATCATCAGCACGGACGTGCGATTTAAGTAGTGCTATATCCACTGTAGCCATAATCAAACAATCTTATAAAACTAAACCTATGTTCCTAATCTCATTATCCGCCTACACCTGCTGCGGCTTTGCACTTTGCCAGCGCAAAAGCCTCTGTGCGCAGCGTGGTAGTGCCGTAGTTCACGTTAAGCACAAAATCCACAGCGTCTTTGCGTGCTTGGCTGTACGGGTCTATGATAAACGAAATGTCGCCAAACAGACCCATAGGCTGGTAACGCCAGTCGCCCAGACCTATAAAGCCCTCACCGATATAGTTTGTAGTGAATACCGGCAGACCTGCGATATGGTCGTTTTCACAAACCATAATGCCACTACCTGCATCTTTCGGGGTTGCCTCGGCGATAGCTTTCTGCGCCTTAGTCATAACCCAGCAAAGGTGTTCACCATCAACGCCGGTAGCCAGTACCTTTGCCTTAACCTTGTTGAAATCCTTGAACGTAGGTTCGGCACTCACTTCTACCGGGCTACTTGCCAATGCCACAAACGGGCCTACCAGTGTCGTAGCACTTGTAACTTTCGTAGTGCTAAACATGATTTTGTTCAGCAGCATTGTAACCGAAAGCGGCATCAGCTTCTTAACAATCATTTCTACCACGCCCTCGGTCTGGTTAATCGCCTGCCGTGTAACCGGGATAGCGATACCGATACGCTGGGGCGAAGCGGTCAGTTTGGACATCGAAATTTCGGTGTCAGTCAGTGCCACGCCCTCGCCCTGTATCGTTGCCTCCACAGTTTCGTAGGTGGGCCAGATGTAATCACCTGCCAGACCTGTAGGCATAGGCAGACCGACTTTATCCAAAATCAGCCCCTCTACCAACGGGTCTAAAATGTCCTGCACCTTAACAGGCACAATTCCACCGGCGGTAGTGTCGGCCACCATCACCAAATCACGCACCAGCATAATTTGCGTCTGACGGCCTGCTGCCACGTTCTCGCGGATAATGCGGTTTGCCTCCTCCACGGTGTTAGGGTTCTCGCGCAGCTTCTCCACCGCCACTGCCTGCATCTTCATTTGCAGCAGTTGGTTTTCACGCAGTAGCGCGTTATACTCGGCGGTTTCCGCTTCTGTACGCTCGCGCTGCTCTCTTTCGCACGCATCGGCTATTTCACCGATACGGTCGCAGTTGGCCTGATACTTATTAACCAACTCACGCACATTTACCGTTTTTTCCTTTTTCATACAAAAACTAAACTTTAAGTGGTTAAACATTCGTTATAGTGATAGCGTTGCAGCACGGCGCATTTCACGTACTTGCTCACGCACTTTCTTTTCCCTTTCCTCTTTGCCGTCCGGCTGTTCCTGCTCTCGCAGTTCCCTAATCAGTTCGCGTACCTCTGCCTCGCAGTTGGTGTCTGGATATGCAGGGTCAGCCGCCAGTGTGAAATCATATATGCCGGTTATCACGTTAACCGTGTAGGTTATGATAGTCTTGCCGTCCACACGCTGCACTGTTCGCTGCACATACGCACTGTCGTAGTAGTGAGTGCTGAAAGCAAAGCTACAGCCGGATATGTCGCCGCGCCTTACCAGTTCCAGTGCCTTGTCACCATCTACCGTGTTCGGGGCCTCAAACTCAAAGTACACGCCTTTGTCATCCACGCCGTATTTCAGTGTGCCTGCGCCGTTCTTGCTCCGCGCCAAAATCAGCTGCCGGTCGTGAAACATTGTCATCTTAATGTCGCAGCCGTCCAGCAGTTCTTTAGTCACTGCCTCCGGCGCAATAACTTCGCGTGCTTCCTCATCTTCCCAATCGTACAGCGGTGCGGACGGCACGCCAAACAGTATAGCGTAGCCGGTAATGGTTCTACTGGCCGCTTCACCCTCCGGGGCTTCACGCACACGCAAATCGGTTACGGTGTGCAGTATGCGGTTTATTACTGCGTCTTTATTCTTCGCCATTGCTTGTATCTCCGTTTTCGTCCGGTTCATTGCCCGGCTCTTGGTTAATATCTGGTTCGGGTTCTGCCGGTGCCTGTGGTTCCGGCTGCGTAGTCTGTTCCTCTATGCTTTTGAGGTTAGCCGACACCATAACGGTATCGCCACCCTCCACGGCTGATTTGTTTTCTTCCTGCCGCCATTCGTTCACAGTGTACAGACCTGCGGCTATCGTCTGGGCTTGGTACTTAACACGACTATCCAAATCACACGCATACAGACCGCGCCGGTCAAACTGGAATTTCCGTTTACAGCACAAAGACGGTGCAACTAATTTCCTGTGCAGTTCCACTTCGATTTTGCGCAGCAGCGGATTTAGCGTGTTGGTAAGGAAAGCCACGTTAGCCATTTCCGCAGACTTGTAGTTATTGCTGGTGTCATCAAACACAAAGGACGGATGCACACCAAAGAAACGGCATATCTCGCGCACACTGAATTTGCGTGTTTCCAAAAACTGCATATCAGTGCTGCTTAATGAAATCGGGTTAAACTTAGCCTGCCCCGGCAGTGATACTATGCGCTCACCGTTTCTAAACTTGCTATCCAAATCTATAGCCGTTTTCTGTAGTTCCTTGTCTTGGTACTCGCCAAAGCCGCGCACGCTCGTATCGTTGCTGACTATGCCCCGGACATTACCACCGTTGGCAAACCGGTTTAGCGTTTCTTGGTCGCCAGTGCTGGTTATGCTTAATGATATGCGTGCAAACCCCAGCGTAGATAGCCCGGTTTTCCCGTCATAACTGTAGTTTTTGATGTGCAGTATCTCGCTTTCATCATACACGCCGCTAATCCCTGCGTGTACATCGTTAATCGTGTAGGTGTCGTTTACCGTGTCATGCGCCACACACGCCGGGTCAACCAATGCCAGCCGCCCCACTTCCATAGTGTTGTAGTCATAGACCGGCACTATATAAGCGTTACCGCGCAGCAGCACATACCGCACTACCATCTGCCAGAAGTCTATCGCTGAAAGATATTCGCAGGGCTGCACATTCAGCAGATAGTGCATACGGTCGCTGCGGTCTTCCACAAAGATGTTACCCTTTTTGCGCATATACTGCACTGGCAGACTTGCCACGCTGTCCGCTAACAGGTTCACGCATCGGTAAACTGTAGCGACATTCAGCGCGGTATCGGATGCAAGCAAAGGAATACCGCCCGTGCGCGGTGTCTGCGCCGGTTCTGCGCGGCCTCCGTCAGTGTTGCTGCGCCTAAAAAAATTCCGTATGTTGGTAAAAATACCCATTCCAAAAATAAAGTGTTTCTACCCTACACGGAAAAGTGGGTATCTGGTACCAGCCCCAAAAAAATTATCGCTCATAGTCGATAAACAGACGCATACACATCAGCATGGTTATCACTCCGTCTATTTTCTGGTTCGCTTTGCGCTTCACCGGCTTGCAGTTCTCCAGCTTGTCACTATCCAGCACAGCATTTCCAAAGCAGTAGGCGTTAATAGGGTTGTCGTTTATGAAAACATGGCCTGTCTTTGCCCCATGCTCGAAACTTTCTACCGGCGCAGTAAACACTCCGTAGGTCTGCCGCACACCCTTAATCACGTTGCCTGCGCCGGACGCTGCCAGCATATTTATAACCTCCTGCGACTTCCACGGGTCGTAGCCTATGCCCAACACCCGGACGTGCTGGTTAAGATACAGTACATAGTCCACTATGCGCCTGTAGTCTATCACATCGCCATCGGTCAATATCAGATAGCCTTTTTCAGCCCACACCCTGTACAGCTTTTCGTTAGGGTGTCCGGGCAAAGCACCAGCCGGAAAGAAATAGGATGTGTGGAAAAAGAAATTTTTGTGCGCAGTGTCATACATACCCATAGTCACCGCGCTAAAGTCATCGCTTTCGCTTAGGTCTATCGCTACCATCGCATCGGGCCGTCCTTTGATACCATCTATGCTTATCTGCCTGCTTATGTGGCGTGCCAGTGTGCTACTAATCCAACTGCGCTGCTCGTTCTCTGCATACAAGTTTAGCAGCTTGGTACGGAAAGCTAACATGGCCTCACTGCCGTTACGCAGTGCGTTTTTATATTTCTGCCTGTAGAAATCCATGCTTACCGTCACACCCAAATGCGGATGTACTTTGCGCCACGTACTTTCCGCATCTTCCGGGTCGTCTAAATCCGGCTCGAAAATATGCACAAACACGCTGTCATCTTCATACTCTCCCAGCAGCACTGATTTATAGCCTTGTAGCATTTCGTAAAACGGCCCATCGAACACGTCAGACGCGGTGGTTATTATCACAGTCAGCGGATTTTCACGCACACCCATAGACGTAGTTAGCACGGTCAGTAACTCACTGCTGCGTGCTTGGCTAAACTCATCCATAATTACCGTGCTGGCGTTCAGTCCGTCTTTGGTTCTGGCGTTGGCGGTAAGGCATTGCGCAAATGCCGTGCGGTCTTTCCTGCGGCTCTTAATGGTCTGTTCGTTCACTATGTACCTGCGTTCTTTCGGGTCTAACTTCCGCATACAGCCGCGTATCACGTCAAAGCATTTTTTCGCTTGGTCGTTGCTGTTCGCCCCGGTGTAGCACTCGGCGTTTGCATCGCCATATAGCAAGTCGTATATCGCCAGTGACGCTGTGCTGGTTGTCTTGCTGAATTTACGCGGCACATATAACACCACTTCACGCACCACACGTTTGTCATCATGCCAAAACGCAAAGATACTGGCAAACTGGAAAGCCTGTACAGGGGTCAGCTTGTAGCGTTGCTGTCCGGCCTTGCCCGGAAAGTACAGACTTTCGTACAGGTCGAAAAACTGCCACACCTCGGTAGCGTTAATGCCGTATTTGTCGCACAGTCTGAAAAACCGCGCTACTGCCAGCTGCTCATACAGGTTATGCCCGTCCGGGTTGCTTGCCACTTCGCGCACATAGCCGTCTAACCGGCTATCCACTTCGGTTAGTCGGTAACGGTCTATGCCAGTGCTTGCCAACAGGTCGGTAACGTCCGCTTTCGCTTGCCGTAGTTTGTCCTTTTCTTCCTCTGTCATTCGTTGGTGTTCGGTTTGATAATCTTAGGCTGTTTGCGTTTCTTGGCTAATTTCTCGGTAAGGTTAACCAGTGGGTCATCTTCCACCTCTCCTGCCAAATCCTCTGCCGTCAGTCCTAACGCTTTCATCTGGCGTGTTACCAGTTCCTGCGCTTCTTTGGCGATTTTGAAAACAGGATGTGGGGCCAACTTTTCGCCGTACCGGGTTTTCTCCCACACGGTCGTTTCTGTCAGCGTGTCTATCTGGTCGTTTGCCATTTCCAAATTTCGCAAAGCACTGGCAAGCGATATAACCTGCATATCCAGACCTTTGCTGTACAGCTTGTGGGCTTTCAGCACCTTTATTATCTCCGTTTTGTAATCATTAACAGTTTTCGCCATTATTGCTGTATTTTTATTCGTTTTCGTCCAAAGTTCCACATTTTCAAAAATTTTCTCGCACACTTAAAAGAGTGGGGGCGAGGTTTAACGGCACTACCCCCGTCTTAAAAAAGTACCCCCGGCCTAATCGTCCGGGCTTCCAAAAAATTTTTTTATAATATCCTGCACCTGCTTTTCGTTGCGCTTTCGTGTCGCATCCTTGCCACCCCTGCCCATCTCTGTATGTACCTTAACATGGCAGTCGTGGCATAATGCCTGTAGGTTGTGTGGGTCATACATACGCTGCACCCTCTCTGCGTGTGTAAACGCTTCCTCTACAGGTCGGATGTGGTGTACCTCTGTGGCTGGTGTCAGCCGTCCGTTATCCTTGCACCTCTGACACAAAGGATGTGCGGTTAATACATCGCGTCTTAGCTTTAGCCACTGTGTAGTATGTATCAGCTTGTTATATTCCTTGTCCTTAGCCATATATCAGTATCATTTAAGTTTCTTGTTATTGTGCCTTACTGGTACCGTTCCGTCCGGCACTCTGTGTACATTGCTTAAATCGTCAAACATCGCATCTATATATCGCCCGTCATCTTCGGGCAAATCGTATTTCCTTTCCTCTGCCACTTCCATACGGTCTATAAGTATATGCGCAAACGCTACCACCAGCTCGCACAGGTTCTTAAACCCATGTTCGCGCTGTACCCTTTGCAACTTCTCATAAGTCGCCGGGTCTAACGATATGTTTACACGCTTCCTATTGCTCACAGTGTTTCCGTATTAAGTAATTAAGACTGTCTAATAAGCTCTGCTGTACGCCCTTTTTCCCCTCCAAAGCGGCACTGGCCCGCTCATCCACCGTACCGGCGCATATCAGATTGTAAACCGTAACAGGGTATTTCTGCCCCTGCCTGTGCAGTCTGGCGTTTGCCTGCTGGTAGTGTTCCAAATTCCAGCCGGTGCCAAACCATACGATATAGTGGCCGCCCTCCTGCATATTCAGCCCATACGCCGTACTTGCAGGGTGCGCCAAAAGTACGTCTATCTTTCCGGCGTTCCAGTCTTTCAAATCCTTTTCGCCTTGATAAACCCGTACCTCATAGCCTTTCAGCCGGGATGTGATACGCGGTATGTCGTGTTTGTACTGGTAGAACACCAGCACACTATTTCCGTTCGCGGCTTCCACTATCTCGGCCAGACGGTCTATTTTCTCGTTATGGATGTTGTGTACCTGCATATCTTCGTCATATATTGCACCGTTGGCAAACTGGCTTAGCTTGTTCATCAGACCTGCCGCTGAATTAGCCAGAATGTTTGCAGGCTCGTTTCCGTGTTCGGCGGTGAACTCCAAAACCTTTTCTTTCTCAAACTTGGTGTACGCCGCCATCGTCTTTTCGCTTAGGTACACTTTGGCGGTGTGCATTATCATGTCCGGCAGTTGCAGGTAGTCTTTTGCCTGCATACTTAGGCATATATCGGCTATCTTCGCCCTTATTATTTCCTCACAGCCTTTTTTCACGTCACAGCGGACTATTATGTTATTCCACTTGTGCGTTTCAAAATACGCCTCACGGTATTTGCTGATAGACTTGCCCAGCCTTTGGCCTTGGTCTATACAGTACATCTGCGCCCATAGGTCTATAAGCCCGTTTGGTGCCGGGGTGCCGGTCAGACCGATAACACGTTTGACGCTCGGCACGGCTATGCGCATGGCCTTAAACCTTTCGCTCTTTGCACTCTTGAAACTGGTAAGCTCATCTATCACCAGTGCGTCAAACGGCAGTTTACCACCGTATTTGCCCACCAGCCAAACAAAGTTATCGCGCCCGGTCACATACACATCGGCTTTCTGCGCCAAAGCCATACACCGCTGCTTTTCCGTTCCGATAACCTTAACCACTTTGAGGTCGTGCAGGTGTTCCCACTTTTCGGCCTCCGTACTCCATGTGGTTTCCGCAACCTTTTTAGGGGCCACTACCAAAGTGCGGCTAATCTCGCAGTCATCTATCAGCTGCTGTATGGCGGTCATGGTTACTACTGACTTGCCTAAACCCATTTCCCACAGTAAAGTACAGCGTGGATGTGTCAAAATCCACTCTATGCCTTTTTTCTGATAATCGTATGGCTTAAATTCCATAGTTTCTATCCCTCCTGTCCTTTGGTGTTCCATCATGTGCAATGTGCCATTCTGCGTGTAATGCTTGACTGGCAAAAACCATCAAATTTTCCGGTCTGTTATCTCTTTTGTCCCCGTTTATGTGGTGTACGACTTCGCCGGGCTTTAGCGGCCTGCCTAACATTTGCTCTGCTACTATCCTGTGGGTATGCCGTCCGTAGGTCTTTGTATAGGTCTTGCCCTCACCTTTGCCTAAATGCCAGTTCCGAAGTTTCTGCCGCCTCTCTGGTGTCATGGCTGTAGGGTTGTGCTGCCGATTATAGGCTGAAAGCCTTTCACCGTTAAATCCGGCTGCGCACTCACGGCTGCAAAAGTTGTGTTCAAAAACATAGTCTTTCCACTTTTCAAACTCTTTACCGCAGTTGTCACACCTTACTATCTGCACCTTGTCTGCGTGCCTGCATTCCTTGCAGCAGTAGTTCTTTTCCTTGATACTGCTTGGTCTGCGGCTAAACTCCTTGCCGCAGTAATCACATCTTATTTTCATGGCTTACAGGTTTTATAAGGTTCTAACACTTCGTCCACATCCTCTTTGCTCCGACACACGTTAACCGTGTGGCCCATGCCGCGCAGTTGGCGTATGCGTATCTTTTGCGCCTCATTCAGTCTGCCGTCCTTGCTTTTCAGTTCCACCCAGAAAACCACGCCGCCGGATAACAGGCAAATGCGGTCTGGATAACCCACCATGCCAGCGTTACTGTACTTTAGGCACACACCACCCATTTGTTTAATGCTGTCACACAGGTAGCGTTCTATCATCTTCTCCGATATATCGGCGTGCTTGACTATATTTGCTATGTTCTTTTTCATTGTAACTCTGTTTTTGTATTTTCCTATAATACCTTTTACGCGCATACATATATGCGTTTTTATGCGTATAAGTGGGTATAACTCTATAAATCACATTAACTATATCTTACTACTACTTCTATGGTTACATAGTTACATTTGCTTGTAAGTGCTTGATATTATGTTATTTACAGTGTAACTTTTTAATGTAACTAAATATGTAACCAAATTTTCGGTTACATTCGCTACTTTTAGGTTCACTGTAACTTTTATGCGTTTTCGGTTACAAATCATCTTCGGTTACATCGTTAATTCGCTCAAATGCTTTTTGTACACCGTACCATCTGTCAGCGTGCCTACTTGCGCCCACTCGTTCCCAATTAGGCATATCCGCTATCAGCTTGCTAACTTTCCGTGTCATGTACTTAAATTCCTTGTCTGCCATATCGCGGCCCAGTTGCTCGCAGACAAATTCGGCTGCGCAAACTCTGGTGCGCACCTCCACGCCCTCGGCTTGCAGTGGGTCTGGCGTGCGTATGTACCTGCGCCTGTCCGCAATGTCGCGTGTGGGCCAGTCAGCAGGCAGTTTCATATCCAGAAACTTGTACAACATAGCCACCATAGGGTCGTCGCTGTCATCGTTATATGCTTCCTGCCTCTGCCTTGCCTCGGCTTCTAATCGGTCATCTAAATACAGTTTTTCACCTCGCCTGTAATACTCCACGGCTT